GATGCAATCGCCAACTCTGACACCGCCGCAAGCGTTGTTCCGATGGAGTTCGAGGTCACGAAAGATGCGAACGGCGGCACGGGCCTTATCATCGGCGCGAGGCTTCTAACCAACAGCGCCACTGCATTTGGAGCAATGAGGCTCCACCTATTCAACCGCGCGCCCTTTGCAGCAGCGGGCTATCAGGCAGACAATTCAGCACTGGCACTGACTTACACCGCTCTTGTGGACGGGGAAGCAGCTGGCACCAATCCGAATGACAACTATATCGGCTCAGTGGATTTCACGACCTTTGTGGCTCACTCTTCGTCGGCTCGATCTATCGGCACTTGTGACCAGACAGAGTTGGAGTTCAGGACGAAGCCGGGAAGCAACAAGATTTATGGACTGCTTGAAGCAAGAGCGGCAATTACCCCGGCAAGCGCGCAAACATTCAACGCAATTCTATCTGTGCGGGGGATTAGCTGATGTTCAAGTCTAAGGCTGGCATCATCATCATAGCTGCCTCTGCCGTTGCAGTTTCAGGCGCGGCTGACACGGCTGAAAACATTCTCGGCACGGCGACAATCCCAGCGGGCGCAATGGGGCTTAACGGCATCCTACGCTGGCACGCAGTTTGGACCTACACAAACTCAGCCAACGTCAAAACACTGAGGACTAGGTTTGGCGGTATTGGCGGCACAGTTTACATGTCGGTTGCTCCAACTACGACATCATACACCCGCGACTTTAGGCAACTAGCCAATCGGGGCGCGGCGAACTCCCAAGTCGGAGTAACTTCGGTCGTAACATCTACATCGTTTGCAAGTGACGCGGCGTCAATCATCACGTCTTCCGTTGATACCACGGCAGCCACGACGCTCGTGTTTACGGGTCAAAAGGCCAGTGCTGGGGAAACACTGACTTTGGAACATTTTCTGGTGGAACTAATCACACCATAACAAATCCCGTACTAGTGCGGCTCACTAGGTAAATCCTGCCACAAGCAGAAAGACACCATGACAACCGAAAACGAAACGGTTGCGGCCCCGGCTGCATCCGATCCAAAGCCTGCGTCGACGGTCGACGTTAAACCCGTCCCGGCTGAAACAAACGAGACTGAAACCCCAGCCACTTCAGCAGAAAACTCAACAGACGGTTCGAACCCCGAGGAAGCCACTACCCAGCCTGAGCACAGGCAAGATGGCTTTCAGAAAAAGATCAACAAGCTAACCGCCCGCGCAAAACAAGCGGAAGCGGAGAGAGATCGAATCCTCGCAGAACTGGAAGCTGCTCGAACGCCACAACGCGCTCAGCAGTATCAGCCTACCGATGATGACCTAAAGCCTCCGACACTGGAAGCCTTCAACTACGATGAGGCTGCCTACCAAGAGGCGAGGGATAAATACGTTGCGGAAAAAGCAGTCCGCCGCGTTCGAGACGAAGCAAGACGCGAGAAAGAGGTGGAGGCGCTCAACGCCGAAGCCGAACGCAAGCGCGAAGCAGGCCGACGCTTTCGAGAGAAAGCCGAAGCTGCTGCCGAGCGCTACGAGCACTTAGACGATGCTATGGAAGCCTTTCATAAAGGCGGCATAGCGGTGTCGGTGCCGATGGTCGAGTTCGTTTACGAGCACGCGGAAGACGGCCCTGCAATCGTTCATCATCTGTATGCCAACCAGGAAATTGCCGAGAGAATATCGAAGCTCCCTCCACTAGCCGCTGCACGCGAGCTAGCGCGCCTTGAGGCAACACTACCCAAGCCGCAGCCTCGCAATATCTCGACCGCTCCTAAGCCCCCCGTGGTGCCAAAGGGCGGGGCCGAGCCTCCCGTTCGTGACCTCGAGAATATGTCAATCGGCGATTACGTCGCCCTGAGACGGAAGCAAGAGGCAGCCGAACGGGCGCGACGCTTCAAAGGATAAGTCTAGCGCGGGTTCCCGAAACTTTTCATTCAGGAACTCACCCCAATGGCTGACAGTATTCTTACCCCTACCATCATTGCGAAAGAAGCATTGATGCAATTGGACAACGCCCTCGTCATGGGCAATCAAGTCCATCGTGACTACGAAACGGAATTTACCGAACAGAAAATCGGTTCGTCCGTTACCATTCGTAAACCCGTCCAGTTCTCCGTCTCTGACGGCGCTACACTGGACCTCCAAGACACTCAGGAAGGTTCGCTCACACTCTCCGTTGATAAGCGGAAGCACGTGGCGTTTGACTTCCCAAGTGTCGACCTCACGCTGAAGATTGATATGTTCAGCGAGCGGTACATTAAGCCCGCTATGATCCAGCTCGCCAACCAAGTCGATAGCGACTTACTTGCACTCTACAAGCAAGTGCCGAACTGGGTTGGAACAGCAGGCCAGACGATCAACTCATTCTCGGATTGGTCGGTTGGGCTTGAACGGCTTGATGAGTTCGCGGTTCCCAATGATGGCAATCGCGTTGGTATGGTCACACCTACCGACTACTACGGCCTAGCGAACTCGTTCACTGGCTCGTATGTGGAACGCATTGCGCAAGGTGCCATTGAAAAAGCACGCTTGCCGATGATTGGCGGTTCTGACGTCTTCATGGCTCAGAATGTCCAAACCCACACAGTCGGCGCTCACGGCGGTACACCGCTGATCCGTGGTGCCTCGCAGTCCACGACCTACGCCTCGTCTCTGACAACAGATACGATGGATCTGGCAACGGACGGTTGGACAACTAACTCCGGTCTGAAGGAAGGCGATGTATTCACCATTTCCGGTGTCTATGCCGTTAACCCAGTTACCAAGGCGACGCTGAACTTTTTACGTCAGTTCCGCATCACCGCTAACGTGACCACCAACGTCTCAGCCGCTTCGGCAACGACACTTTCGATTAGCCCCGCGATTATCACGTCCGGGCCTTATCAGAACGTGTCCGCAGCCCCGGCGAACGATACGGCGATTACGATGATTGGCACAGCATCGACTGGCTACCGTCAGAACTTGCTGTTCCACAAGAATGCCTTCGCGCTTGTCACGGTGCCACTCAAGGCCCCGGCATCGGCTAAGTCCGCACGCCAGACCTACAAGGGTCTTAGCGTTCGGTACGTGACCGATTACGACATCACCAACGACCGGGAAATCTATCGTTTCGACGTCCTCTATGGCGTCAAAGCGATTGATCCGCGCCTGGCGACGCGCATCAGCGGCACGGCGTAATCACGTCAACCTTGAGCCGGGGGAGAAATCCCCCGGCGTCTTCTTTCATAAGGAACTCAAACAATGGCTGTTGAATACTACGGAAACAAAAACGCCGATGGCGCGAGCTTTGGTCAGGCTTCGACTGATCTGATCTCGTTCTATGGCGTGTCCCCGGTGGCTCAGGCTGCGACGATTGCAGCGGCGACCAACACAACTACCACGACTTCGACAACTACAGCTTTGACGACCGATCTCGATTCGGTTCGCACAAAGCTGAACAGCGTGATTACGGCGCTTGTGAATATCGGCATTATCGCGTCGGCTTAAAGCAATGGGTGGCGGGCTTGAAGCACCCGCCGCTTCCAATTTCAGGGAGGTGAATTGTGGCGCGCGTTCTTTACGAGCGAAGACCCTCAGTTGAGGGACAAAAATTATTCCTAGCAGTCCAGGCTTACGAGGGGATAGGGGCAGGCTGTGCCTATACTCTTTTCCACTTCGGTGAAGCGCTGAAGGCAAAGGGGATTGAAGTCGAACTCTCGATCTATACCGGGAACTGTCACGTTGATGATGGGCGGAATAGGTTGGTCAGAGACTTTCTACTTTCAGACTGCACGGACATGGTGTTTCTAGACGCGGATGTTGGGAGTCCGGCGTCTAATCTCATTCAGTTGCTTAGCTATGACGCGGATGTTGTAGCGGGGATTTACCCCAAGAAGGGGAGTGACGAAGAGTACCCGGTCAAGATGCTGCCGGGTGAGATTTGGTCGAACAGCCAAGGCTTAATCGAAGTTCAAGGTGTGCCGACCGGGTTTCTTCGTATCCGGCGCAATGTGCTGGAAGCGATGGCAAGGGAAGCCATTCACTACAACGCTAGAAACGATGCCAGTTCGGCGATCCCGCTGATATTCGAGCGTCAAGTTCACGATGGGACACGTTGGGGAGGGGATTACGTATTCTGCCGTAAATGGCGGGGTATGGGGGGCAAGATTTTCATAGCGCCTGAGATGAGATTCGAACACTCAGGAATGCAGACTTGGAACGGACGAGTAGGTGCATGGCTCAGGGCCAAGAACGGCATAGGGCTGAAACTACCGCTTGAGCGGAT